TGTTCTGTTATATTTTATTTTAAGTTTATCAAAAGCTTTTGCAATTGATAATGGAGCAAGTATCTCCACCTCAAAGCCACATGTTTTATATAGGCTACGTAATATCTTCTTCTCTGCATCTTCAAAATCTTTTTTAATACGCTCTGCTTTTTCTGTATCAATGCGAACCCCCCTCTTTTTCATAGCAAATAAAACAGGAAATAATTCTGATTCAGTATTAAATATACTTAATAAATCTTCTCTTACTATTTCTCGCTGTAATACTTTCCATAACTTCAACGTAACAGCAGCATCTTGTTCAGCATAAGGACCGACATACATCGGCGGTAGTTTCCACATCTCACTCTTTGCATCCACACCCCATTCTTTTGCAGCTTCATATAATAACGTTTCTGATTTTGTTTCTCCTACATACTGTTTTGATAAATCACGAAGAGTATAATTACGCCTGTTCTCGTTAAGTAATGGTGCAGCAATCATGGTATCAATAATCTTACCATGAACTTGTAAACCTAAAGCATCTAACCAACCTACATCATACATGGCGTTGTGAAATACTTTATCACAAGGTAATTCTAAAATGGGTTTAAGTTGATTGAGAAAAACTTTTTGATCAAAGTTACCACCACCCTCATGCGCAATAGGATAGTATCCTTCCCATCCATCCACGGCCAACGCTACACCAATAACTCTTCCTTGTTTGGTAGCCCAGCCTGGTCCTATACCATTTGTTATGCCATCATCTTTTGTTTCTAAATCAATAGCTATTTCTTTTGCATCTCTGAGATCAGGAACTCCTTCTGGTGGAACCCACTCACTGGGAGTTTGAAACAAAGAAGGCTGACTCATTTCGTTCGCTCATTTATCTCCGCTGCAATTGCCGCATAGGCCGCCAAGTCTATGTAGCTATCTGTTTTATGTGCGTGCATTAGTCTAGCCACTTTGACTAAAGCCATACACATCGCTACATCATGAGCTGTTAATTTTTTGCGGAGGAAAATTGACCACAATGCAGCGATGTTCTCATGGTTAGTAAGCTTGTCGCCATAATCTTCTTGACGATCACCTACAACTAATTCTTTTGCTTGTTCTAAAATGTTTTCACAGATCATAATAATTCTTTAAATTCTCTGTTGGATTGACTCTCAATAATGTGTAAAGATTTTTTTGCTCTTGTTGTAGCAACGTAAAACACTCTCCTCTCATCGTCCCTTTTTTGCGAAAGACTAAGGTCTGCCTTTCGTGGTAGGTCTGTTAATACCATAACATTATCTGCTTCGCCACCTTTAGATGCATGAATCGTAGATAATTTTATATTTTTCGATGAGTTAAAAGATGACCGACGTAAAGCTGCATTGATGTATCGTTGCATCGATTCGGGTATTCTATCAAGAGCGATGTTCCATTCATTATTAATATCAGCATTCAACCCATGATTCACGACCAGTGATTCATAATTATATTTTACTTCATCACTCGCTGTCTTTATGGCTTCTTTGTGACCATGTTCTATATTACCATTACCACCCATGTAATAATAAATATCTTGTACTGTAGATACATCTATCTCATTTCCCTCTTTTAAATTATTCCATCCTTGTATAGCTCTTATCATTCGATCTGAAATGGAGGATCTATTTTTATATTCATAAAACAATCCTTGGTATCGTAAGTCATCAGCTATCTGATCCAGAATATAATTAGTTCTAGCTAAAACTAACCACGATCCATTTGTTAAATCTATTTGGTTATTAAATCGTACACGGTGGCGCCGTACTATTCCTTCTTCTTCCTTTGGATTCCAATTCTTTTTTACTCGGTCTTGTACTCGATTAATCAAGGCACCTGCCACTTGGTGCACGGCTCTCGGCACTCGGTAAGATTGTGTTAGTATTTCTCTTTGTCCACCTATCAATCCTAATCTTTTTGTATCAGCACCCGCCCAATCAAATATAGCTTGGTCATCATCTCCTGCAATGTAAGCCTCTTTTGAATTACGAATAAGTATCTCAGCCATTTGCCATTGAATAAAACTAAGATCCTGTGCCTCATCAATAATAACAATCTCAAATCGAGGACAACTTTTTTGTTTATTAAATTCTACAATCATATCAGTAAAATCAAATTTACTATGCTTAGTTTTATATAGTTGTAATCCACTTGCTATCTGCTGTAGTTTTTCAAAACCACCTTGAATATGTTCGCCACTACTCACAAACTCATTCGATAAAGAAACATTTTTTATTTTTGCTTGATCAATTATTTTTAAGTAAGGATCTTGTGGTAATGAAATACCTAACTCATCTACTGATTTGTTTGGATTAATTAATTTTATTTGTAGATAATCAGATACAGCTCTGTAATCATCATCACTCATCACATCAGAATTTTTTAAACCTAACATTAAAAATGCCATGCTATGTAGTGTTCGAAAATATTTAAAACTTTTACGATCAAGATCAAACTTTTCCATCGCTCTTGTGACAGCTTCTCTTGCAGCTTTTTTTGTAAAAGCAAAATAACCTATTCGATCGGGTGGTATTCCTCGTTGTAGTGCAGCTTCCACAACACCAAGAAGGTGTGTTGTTTTTCCTGTGCCAGGTGGACCAAATACTATTTTAATCTTCTGACTTTGACTGTCTTGTAGAACCATTGTACTCATCCTGTAATAACATTAAATTTAATTTTATCATTTTTAAATCATCCACTAACATTCGTTTTGTTAGTTTTGCGTTTCTACTATCAGCCTTTGCTGCAAGCTTTGCAGCTATACCTAAAGTTTCTTTAATTAGTTTTTCCATTCATCACCTCCAAAATTTTAAAATGGTAATTTTTCATCTTGATCTAAATTTTCTTCTTTAGGTAGTGGCAACGCATCAATTCTTTTAAAAGTTTGATCTCCAATTTCCCACAACCTAGTATTCTTTTTTTCTACTTTTCTAACAACGGACTCTGCATCTTTTTCTTTTAATCGTGCAGCTACTCTTACAGCATCAAAACCTCTGAACCGTTGCTTTTCTAAATACGCCAATAAGAATTCCATTTTAAAATAAATTTTACCATTCTCTTCAAAAGCTTTTCCATAGTTACATTCATCAAGAGTTAATCCCTTACCTTGGTCATTAACAAAAGCATGCAAGTGCTGATCAAATCTACCATCGAGTGTAGCATCATCGCCCATCTCCTCTATTTGTGCACTCGCTCCTATAATTTTTAATCTTTGTTTCCAATCTTTTTTTGACATCTCTGGTAGTACCACATTAATCTGATCAAAGACAGCTTTTGCAAATCGATTGTATTCAAATAAATCATCTGTTCTCACACGAACTATTTGCTTATCTATTGTTATAAACCAAAAAGAATTTTCTGTTTGATATTTTTTTATATCTGTAAACTCTTGCTCCAAGTCATCATCAATACCAAACTCTCTAGTTTTGCACACATGACTGACACAAAAATTACACATAGGATTTGCTTTACACGTATAACCTTCGTAATCTTTTTTCTCATGCGATCGTACTGTTTTTGTTATAACTTTATAATCGAGTGGTGGTTTAATATGTTCTTGATTAAACTCTGATAATTTATTTTGCCAATCGTCTGGCCATTTCTTTTTTGCATAGATGGCATAATGTGTAAGAGCATTATCCCGTCCACCATTCGGTGCCTCAGTTCCCTCCACTACACCCATGCTCATTAAAGTTTCTAAACATGGTGGTCCATCAAAGTCACTTGCTTTTGGTTTTGCTTTAGCTTTTATTTTTATCTTATCAAAATTTTCTTTTTTAATTTTATAAGTATCATATAAATTAAAAAACTGATCCAAACTAGCAGCATTCCCATCATCGAGAAAAGCATAACGCATAGTATTCTTACTATCAAAGTAAGGTAAGTTAAGCCAAGAACCAACATCGCCCCTAGCTGAGTCCACTTTAATTTGTTTTGGAAATATTTCACAACTACCATAACCAAGTCCTCCAGCTAACTCTTCTAACTTTTCTACCATATCTTTAGCTGCAATTGGTTCTTCTGTAAAAAGAAATAAATGTGCGCCACCACTTTTAGATCGACACATTACAAATGGTAATTGATGTTTTCTAATTCTAGTAATTATTTCTTTGTAGTCTAGAGGATAAGTATCAATATCAATACAACCCCAAGTACAAGTGCTATTATCTCTAATGGGGATACTTCCAAGACTAGGTTTTTTACCCTGAAGATGATCTTCCCATAATGAATTTGTAACCAAACCTCTTTTAGTAATTGCATTGCCCCCTACCTTTCCGTTTTTTGTATCGCCTGGTGTGTACTGGCCATATGCCCTATCCAAACCCTCAAATATTTTTTTAAATTTTTCTGTGCTCATAGTTCCTGCGTAAAAATGCAGGTTCATGATCATGCATTAGGAAAGCCATAGATTGCAGATACATGCATGATCTAACGAAGGAACCTGAACTCCGCATTTTTCGTCCTACAATCTAACTGTTAAAACGGTGGGTTGTCGTTTGTACCTTTATCCTCCTCCATCTCTGGTTGAAGTTTCTCTTTTGCTGCACCCATGTCTTTAGAAAAAGCGGATGCCTCAGTGACATGTGCTTCATTCGTTAGCATAGAGTCCAACTCAATCTTCCATTTGTACCAGGTTTTGTCGCCATTCTTTGCCTTCTCTGATTTGAGAAAATAAGAATGCGACCACATCGGTGGAGTAAAGTAAGATCCTTTTGCATTTTGTATCTTCAAGTTCTTCATCTTGCTATTCCAATTACGACTTGGCGTTAGCTGTGATGACTTCATTGAGATAACTGCTTGACTTGTTTCACCCTTTCCCCCTACGATTAACACGAAGTAATTAGCTGTCTCTTCGATGTAATTACCTGAGTTATCATTCTTATAAAACTTATTATCATCGCCACGTATCGTGTCATTCATGACTTCTTTTGATTGGTGCACGGCCACAGGACCTTTAGCACCGCTACCAACAGGAGCCCACTCAACGTAGGTCTTATGATAAACACAAGGAATAACTTTTACTCCCTGGTCACTAGGCCACCAATCTCCCGTAACTGAATTAAGAATATGACCAGCACGTAGTGCATCATCATTTTCTAATTCTGGAGACATAGCTTGTAGAAGTTTTAAACGAGGAAGCTGCAGATCATCTGCATTCATTTCCTCAAATCCTGTCTCAACTCCTTCGAATTGTGACATGATAGCAACCGCATTGTTGCTCTCTTTTTTTTGTACTTGTTTACTCATAATTCATACCTCATTGTTTAAAGTTACGATTGCTTGATACTGACTTTATTAAGCCTAAAGGCACCAAACAATTTCTCATCAAAATCTACTCCATCTCTGGATTTCGCATTCAAGTACGAACGTAATGTACTTGGATGTATTGATGAGTTTTCATTCGGAACGAGTCCCGAATCCTCTGCTAGTTGTCTGAATTCTTGAGCTACTTTATCTTCGCCCTTTTTAAAATCCACACTAACTATGTTCTTTATTATATCACCATCCCCTTGATTACGCACCCAATTAAATGCAGCCTCTTTATTCTCTTCTTTAATACTGCAATAGAGTTGCTCTTTGGTAGTGACTTTAGATCCGTCTGTTAATTTTAATTCAGACACACCTTTTGATTGTAAAAGATCAGTGATACTATCAGCTAACACTTGCTCTTCTTCTTTTAGTTTTTTAATTTTGATTTCAGTTAATTCAATTTGTTCTTGCACTGAACGTATACGTTCAATCTCTGATCCTAATTGACCTAATGCCTCATCATCTATCTTATTAAATGATTCCGTTGATACGTCTTCAAATAGTTTTGTTATGTTATTCATACGCTCTCCCATATTTTTCTATTTACTACTTGCAATTTATCTCATAGTCAACTATAAAAATAAAAAATGAGTGAATATAATTTTAAGACTGAGCCATATGCTCATCAGTTAGAGGCATTGAAACAAGCGCATAACAAGGAATACTATGCTTTTTTCATGGAGATGGGGACAGGTAAATCAAAAGTATTAATTGATGAAATCGGTGGATATTTTTTACAAGGTAAGATTGATTCGGCATTGATCATTGCACCCAAGGGTGTGTATCGTAACTGGGAGAGAGGAGAAATCCCTACTCATATGCCCGATGATATACCTGTTGATGTAGCTGCGTGGAGAGCACCGAGTGAGATGACAAAAGATGATAAGAAAAAATTAAAAGAAATTATTTATCCGAATGGTAAATTGAGGATCTTACTCATGAACATTGAAGCATTGAGTGGTAGTACAGGTGTCAAATATGTGACACAGTTTTTACACAGAAATAACACATTGATGGCCATTGATGAGTCTACAACTATTAAAACACCAACAGCATCACGTACTAAAAACGCTATAAAAATCAGTAAGTTAGCTAAGATTAGACGTATCATGACAGGATCTCCTGTCACCAAGAATCCACTTGATGTATATGCGCAGCTAGAATTTCTTAGTCCTAATATTACCAGGCAAAACTATTGGGCATTCAGATCTAGGTATGCTGTGATGGTGCGCAGGAATTTTGGAACACGGTCCACGCAACTAGTCGTAGGATTTCAACGACTACCAGAACTTAATACGATTATAAATCAGCATTCATATCGAGTGTTAAAAGAAGACTGCTTAGACTTACCTGATAAAGTTTATGAAAAAAGATTTGTGTCACTTACAAAAGAACAAGTGCAAGCATATGAAGAGATGAGACGTTTTAATATTACTGAGATGGATGGTAAGACAATGACAAGTCTTAGTACACTTGCAGCTTTAATTCGTTTACATCAAATAACGTGTGGCCACATTACGTTTGATGATGGTGATACAAAAGAAATAAAAAGTAATCGCATGAATGAATTACTAAACGTACTTGATGAAGTAGATGGTAAAGTAATTATTTGGGCGAACTATAGATTTGATATTCGAAATATTCAACAAACATTAGCAGATAAGTTTGGAGCTGATTCTGTTGCGACATACTATGGTGATACAAAAGATAGAGATCGCCAAGACATTGTTGAAAAATTTCAAGATAAGAATTCTCCTTTAAAATATTTTGTAGGTAATCCATCTACAGGTGGCTATGGTTTAACATTAACCGCAGCTCATACCGTAGTGTATTATTCTAACACATATGATTTAGAAAAGAGAATGCAATCGGAGGACAGAGCGCATCGTATCGGCCAAGTAAATAAAGTTACTTACATTGATATGATTGCTGAGGGTACAATTGATGAAAAGATTGTGCGTAGTCTTCGAAGCAAAATCGACATCGCTAGTGAAGTGATGGGCGAACAAGTAAAAGAATGGGTCATCGAACCAATTAAAAAAAGAAAGGAATAACGATGGACACAACTAAATATAAATCAGTTGCTACGAAAATGGAAACCTATAACAAAGCAAAGATAATCGCAGCTCATACACATCGATCGATAGGATCAGTAATTTCGATGTTAGTAGATCAAGAGTGGCAAAAACAAAAGCCACAAGTTAAAAAAGAATTACCAAGGAGTGCAGCATGATGTTTCATGTGTGGCACATCTTAGCTATCGTCATGATTTTTGCTCTTGGTTTTATTATTGGAAAAAACTTCACGAAAAAAAGAGCTATTAATTTTTTAATGAAAAGATTATCAAAGGATCTTAGTGAACATAAAATTAAATTAGTTAAGACAAAACCATATACAAAAGAGGACGAAAAAAAATTAAAAAATTTAATTAACTCATGAAATGGATTGCCATTGCTATCATTATCAGTACGGCAATGGTGATTTATTTTTCACCTTATCAGAGTTATATGCGGAGCTGTTTAGGAGATAAACAGTATTGCACTTGGTATTATTATGAAATTACAAAGGAGGAGTCATGGCTACGCAGAGTGTTAATCGAATTAGGGAGATAGATTCATACCACACGGCTCACGCCTCTCATCGTAAGGGAAATTTTATTGAGTGCAACCAATGTTATCGAGTGTACATCGAAGATTTAATCTGCCAAGATAGTAAAACCAGATTAGATTTTTGTATACGTTGTTATAATAGGAGAGATGATGCCCAAAAAATTGAAACTAAAAGAGAGATTATTGAGAGAGTACGCAAAAATTTCGAAAGTAGCGCCAAGAGAACCCCGTAGTGGACGAGAAATGTTTATTCGTTTAAAGTGGGAACGACTAAGAAAAATATTATGGAGGCGCTATGATTATATGCAATCATTGTAAGGGAAATGGATATGTCAAACTATCTTTTGAAGCAGAGACATCAGTTGACCAGTGTAAGGTTTGTCACTCACAAGGGGAACTCGATGAAAGTAAGTACTACCATCAAGCGTGGAGTGGTGGGGTTTCGGATGAACACGATAACTTCTACTACGGACCACCGCTTGACCCCGAATCGTTCAAAAACTACAAAATTTATTCAGAGTAATCCCATTGTAGTATTTGACGGGGAGCCACCTTTTTGATACAATGCCGCCTAACAAAGGCGGTGTTATGCCATTACGTTTACCTGATAGCCCAATTAAATCTATCAAACGTTGCTTTAAATGTAACAACTTATCTGTAGAATTCTGGAATCCAAAGCACAACCGCAGCTATACGGTAGAAGAGTGGTTGACTATTTGTGAAGATGGTAAGGAAGCTTTACGCAAGATCCTCGGACCTATTCATGAAGATCCTAAGTGGTTCTTTGATTAGTATTCTTGCTCCAAGACTCTAACCAATCAAGACTCCTTGCGCTTTCACAAAAGTAATCTGAATCTTTATTGTTGTAATTTTCTACTGCCTCCTCAATGGAAGGTGCTTGTATTAGTTCCCATGTGCGTCTGTACCATACTTGAGTCTTTCATCAATCATTCTCCCCAATACAAATACCATAAATCCTATAAAAACCAGGGCTAAGAGTATTAGCCCTAGTAAAATGTTAGTTAGCATTATGCTACCTCCACTATTCCATCATCAAGTCTCATTCCTTCTTCTACATTATCAGGCTCTGTATTAATATGACTATTCCAAGCGTCTGTTGGACTCTTAGCTTTAATAATCCATGTCTTTTCCATAATCTGTTTTTCTGTAACTCGATATGTTTTGTATTGTTCTTGCTCTTTTTCTTGATGATCCAAGGCCCACGCTCCTGTCTTACTCATCGTTCCTCCACTTCTTTATTATTTGTTCGTCAGTTGAATCATCAATATAGTAAGTCCACCCATTGATTTCTATGTATAAAGATTCATCACTTCTTACATCTATTTTCATAATATTACTCCTTAGTTTTTAATTTTTGTGTAATGACCAATGTCAAATTCATAATCTATAGCAGTAATAAATTTTGCTATCTCTTTTGAATACTCAACAGGAATGTCTATTTCTATTTCCTCAATTTCATCTTCGGATATATCAAAGTCACTCTCTTCATTTTCTTTCATCTCTTCTTCAAACTCATCTTTGAAAAAAGCAAATCTAACTGATGTGCTACTGTCTCCAACACATGTGTATTTGTAAATCTTCATGCTGCCTCCTCCTTTTTGGTTAATTTATATATTAATTATCCCATATAAATACTAATGTCAAATAAAAAACCCCCTCTGATGAAGAATGAAAACACCAGGAGGGGGAAGGGAGTGAATAAGACACTATCTATACATCTTTTAATTAGTTATGCAATGACACAGTATAGTTTATTTTATTTTCAAATTTATAATTAACATTACTAAAAGTACGTGTAGCGGTGTAGCGGTGTAGCGATAGTATAATAATATATATATATTAATAACTTAGAAGATTTTTACCGCTACATGACCGCTACATCTGGCAAGATAGGTGTAGCGGTGAAATCTTTGTTTTCTGCGAAAAAGATGTTATAAGGAGATATGAATATAGATAAAATTAGAGATCGCTTAACGCCAAAACAGATTAAATTTTGTGTCTTGTTTGTGCAAGATGGTGATACCAAAACCCCTACACAATGTGCAATTGAGGCCGGATACTCTGAAAAGAGAGCGTCTGTTGAGGCCTCTGAATTAAGGAAACATCCTGGTTGTGCTGAGTACATACGAGAACTTCGTAATCAAGATGAAAAGAGGTACGAAGTCAATCTTCATAAACATTTAAAAAGATTAGATCAGTTGAGTAGAGGTGCTGAAGAGAAGGGCAATTGGAACGCTGCGGTCACATCTGAAAAAGCAAGAGGCCAGGTGGCAGGTTTATATATTGATCGAAAAGAAATTATGCATGGTAGTATTGACCAATTAAATCGAGAAGAAGTTGATAAGTTATTGAACGATATGGACAAGAGATTGTCAGTAGAAGGGAGCTTTGAAGTAATAGATGACGACAAAACCAGAGAGCAGATTCTGGAAACGGATCAAAAATAAATTTACAAAAATTACCTTAACTAGAATTGAGGCCGTCACCCCTCTAGGATTACCAGATATTCTTGCTGTTTATAAACTCAGGGATAAACGTAGAGGACAGTTTTGGATTGAGCTTAAGGTAACTAAGGGTAATCAGATAGGGTTATCAAGCGGTCAAATATCGTGGCATATGAGCCATAATACGAACGGTGGCTGTTCATTTATCATGGCTACCCCCCTCGGAGGGGGAGGGGTGTCGATTTTTTCTGGAGCTAGAGCCTTGAGCCTAGCAAAAGAAGGCTTGAGCCTTGAACCCTGTGCCTTGTTCCCTGAACCCTGTGCCTGGACTGACCTTGAGACCTGGCTCATTGACCATGTGCCTTGAGACTTACTACATTTTTTTTCACGTGAAACATGTGACTTAGGTGAGGGGGAGTTTAGTTTCCTTAGATTCATGATCTATTTGAGAGTCTCTCTCTTTCACTTCTTCCCCTCACTTAAATCATGCAGCTAATGAGCTGCATAACTTACATTTTGTATATTGATATTCCAGCAGG